CTATGGATATATGGACGCTGATATTTGTCCTGTTTCTCTTTACTTTTACCGATAATTCTGTCAAGATATGATGTCAACTCATCTTTATCGAACTTACGGCTTGTGACACCACCCAATTTCTCTTCATCGACATCATCTTTGCCCTTACCTTCGCTATCCACGAATTGGTCAAGGCTCATGACTTTGAGGTCTTTGCTAAATGGGCTGACACCCTCGGTTACCAATTTGATGAGTTTTCTAAAATCCATGTTGACATTCTCGCAAAATTATAGTAATATTTATCATTATGGCATTCAACAGTAACATTCAGCGCATTGGCTTTGCTTGTAAATGGGCAGAGATCAATAAGAAAGGTGAGATCGCTAGCACCGAGGGCCTCAACACAGGTGGCACTACCCATGCATGGGCAAAGCGTCAAAAGTCTATGCAGATAGTTGAGGATAAGTTAATCGATGTAGCAAAGCGCAACATCATGAACACTCATGCCCTTGTTAAAAAGGTAGCAGAGTTGCCGCATAATCTACGCATGTTGCGCATTACTAGTGATATGCTTTCGTTCTATACTATGGAAGAATTCAAACCTTTCTGGCGTAGGCACGATGTGCAGGATAGTCTAGCACGATGGATGGCTCCAATTGGTGAGACTGCCCGTGCTAATGATGTCCGCCTATCGTTTCACCCTGATCAGTTTGTCGTTTTGGCTAGTGATCGTCCTGAGGTAGTAAATAAGAGTATAGAGGAGTTTGAATATCATGTGGATATGGCCCGTTGGATGGGGTACGGAAAGAAATTTCAGGACATCAAAATCAATGTCCACATCAGTGGTCGCCAAGGCCCCGACGGTATCAAAAGAGTTATGTCAAGACTCAGCCCCGAAGCACGAAATGCCATCACAATCGAAAACGAAGAAATGTCGTGGGGACTCGACAGCACCCTCGAACTCGCAAACGATCTCGCTTTGGTGCTAGACATTCATCATCATTGGATCAAGACTGGAGAATACATTGAAAAAAATGACCCCCGTATTAGCATGGTTATTGATAGTTGGCGCGGTGTGCGCCCTGTCATACACTATAGTGTTTCAAGAGAAGAGCATCTACCTGATGCCTGCACTGTCAGTCGTCCCTGCTTGACAACACTATTAGAATCTGGTCATAACAAACAGAAACTAAGGGCACACAGCGATTACTATTGGAATAATGCTGTAAATGATTGGGCAATTTCGCATTGGTCATGGGCCGACATGATGTGCGAGAGCAAGGCTAAAAACTTAGCCAGCTTCAAACTTTATGATACATATAAGACATATGCTTGATAAAATTAAAAAACTATTGGGAGTGAAAACTGAGGAGCCAAGGCCCCAGCCTCCGAGCGAGGCTGCTCCCAAGCCTAAGAAAGAAAGAAAGTCTAGTAAGAAGGTTGAACCTTCAGCCAAAGAATTAGCCAATAAAAACGGTGAACCCTATATCGCCATCACTAAAGTTCATATTAACCCCAATGATATCAACAACGGGGCATTTGAATTAGATTGGAACGACAAGTTCGTATTAAACCTTGTCAAGCAAGGTTATAAGATCAAGCAAGAGGATACAGACAACGAGATCGTTGACCGTTGGTTTCAAACTGTATGCCGTAATGTAGCATTAGAAGTCTATGAACAAGAGGCCGCGGATCCGGAAAAAAGAGCCCGCGGAGATATGCGAGTAGTACAACAAAGAGATTTGGGTAACGGTCGTACCGAAATCAGTTGACATTCGCAATCACATAGTATAATATACGCATATTATACTCTTAAATAGGTGTGCTTGTGAAATACGCTCTCATTGATACTGCTAATACTTTCTTCCGCGCGAGGCACATTGCGTCACGCAATAGTGACACATGGGAAAAGATTGGCATGGCACTGCATCTCACACTTTCTAGTGTCAACCAAGTTGTTCGCAAATATGGCATTGACCATGTTGTTTTTTGTCTTGAGGGCCGTAGTTGGCGTAAGGATGTATATCCCCAATACAAGGCTCATCGTAAAGTTGCTGAGGCTGCACTCACAGAAGCCGAACAAGAAGAGAACAAGATGTTCTGGGAAACATACGATATGTTTACCACATTCCTTCGTGAGAAGACTAACACCTCTGTGTTGCGTCATGAACGGGCTGAAGCAGATGACTTGATCGCACGATTCATTCATCTACATCCCAACGACGAACATTTTATCATCAGTAGCGACACAGACTATGTGCAGTTGATCGCAGAAAATGTCAAACAATATAATGGCGTTGCAGGTCAGTTGATCACACTTGAAGGTTATTTTGATGACAAGGGCAAGCCTGTCAAAGATAAGAAGACTAAGGAACCCAAACTCTTGGGTGATCCTCAGTTCCATCTCTTTGAGAAGATCATGCGTGGTGATGCAGGAGACAATGTGTTCAGCGCATATCCCGGTGTTCGCACTAAGGGTAGTAAGAACAAAGTAGGTCTGATCGAAGCATACAGTGATCGCACAAAGCAGGGCTTCAATTGGAACAACATGATGCTACAACGCTGGGCTGATCCTGATGGTAACGAGTTTCGTGTCAAAGATTTATATGAACGCAACAAGTTGCTTATCGACTTGACTGCACAGCCTGACGAGATCAAAAGCCTAGTAGATGCTAGTATCATTAAAGGTGTGCGCACTCAAACTACTCCGCAGGTTGGTATTCATTTCATGAAATTCTGTGGCAAGTATGAATTGCAAAAGATCAGCGACCAGGCCGATAGTTATGCTAAGTGGCTCAACAATCCATATACAGGTACTTTAAATGACTGATAAGTTAAACAAAGAAATGTTATGTAAAAATTGTGTTCATGCCTTTGTTCCATGGCACGATTATCCTAGCACATGGATCACTCCCGGTCAGCATTGGTATAAATGCAAACGCTCGGGTAAGCAGGTAGAAATCGATTTCAATCCTGTGACGGGAGGTAGGACTCTACCCGCTGATTATAAGAGTTGCTATGCAGAACGAGGTTATTCAGGAGAGTGTGGTCCTGGTGCTAAATACTGGTCACCGAAGCATAAGCATGACCTATTCAAACTTTTAACGAGGTAATTATGACGGAACTAATCGCAAAACCAATCATCAAAGACCAATATTGGGTCGTCACAGATGGTGAAAAGAAGGTAGGAAATGTGCAGGCCAATAGTGCAGGCTATGAGGTGATACTCAATGGTAGCGCATTACAGTTTAACAATACTGTAGATATCAGGAAACAGACTAAGATCAGTTTCCAGCCCATGAAGAGTAATAATACTAGGATCAAGATGCCCTACCCGGAATATCCTAGTCCTACAAAGACTTATAACGATATGTTCGATATCAAGAGGAAACTACATATCTTTACAAAAACTAGCAAAAGCAAATGTTTCCATGTAGCGGGTTGGTTCAACATCGATCAAAATGGTCATAAGGAAACGGTTTTTTGCCCTAAATACATCTTTATCCAGCGTTATCCGTATGATGGTCCATATAAGTCTGAGGATGAAGCAAATAGTCATATAAATAACTAAGATGATGCATATTAAGAAGTTCTTAGATAAAGTATCACATTTAGATAGTAAACGAGCCAAAGACCTAGTTTTACCCATGCAAGATGCTAGGGGACTGAGGGACGATATCGCTAAGTTGTTGACTGATCTACATGAGATAAACAATAAGAATAACAATAAAGAAGAAGTCATCAAGGTAGAGATAACAGGTGGCAAATTTAAATGAGCAGAACACAGCCGAAAGTAATACTGGAACATGTCGATAAAGAGACATACAAATGCGACCAGATCGTAGAAGCATCAGGAATCTGGGCTGTGTTTTATGATGGCCAACCTATCAACTTAAAGAGCCAGCACTATCTAGCAAACGAAATGGCTCCTAAATATAAGAAGACTAGTTTCAGCAACCCAGGACATGCTAGAAACTTATGCCGCAAACTTAACGGTCTATTCAAGACTGATAAATTTACTGTGGTATTCATGAACTCGGGTAGAACCGTTTACCCTGATGAAGAATAAAAGTAAACTCGCAATAACAAAAGCGATATACAACAATCTTCCAGACGACAATCCTTATAAAGAAATACCATTAGAAAAATTAGTTTTTCGTTGGTGGTGGACTGGTAGGTCCACAGAAGGTTTAAGATTGAACGAAGAAGGCATGACTGTATGCAGCCTGATTGATCTTGAATATTTTGATTTCGATTTTCCATTGTCAGCCGAGTCTCATGTTTTTATAGGAGTCACGCTGGGGAAAAAGATCAGTTGTCCTTACTATATAGGTTTTAAGAACCGTCTATACAAATCAGCATATATAAGGATATATGATAGCAAGATCGCCATGCTTATTACATTGTATGGCGGCATAAAAGATTATCTTGAATCGATTAAAAAATGAAGACACCTATTACTAGCGTAGAAATACAGGGATTCAAACAATTGAACCTCCCTTCAGATTTACAATCACACTTGACTACTCACGCTTATCTTTATCTGCAACCAAATGGTTGGTTTAATGATTATCCCGAAGATCAAGATGGTATCACACCTTGGATGACATTTCCTGCAATAGCATTCATAAAAGATATCGTATCAGAAAAAACAAAAGTTTTTGAATATGGATCTGGCTACAGCACTATGTTTTTTAACGCTAGAGCAGGAGAAACTGTTAGCGTAGAACATAATCCTGAATGGATGAATAGAGTTAGAGAGAATTTACCTGATGCTAACATTCATCTTGTTGAAGCACATGCAGAAGTAAATCCTGAAGTGTCACATATCGTCAATGATTTTGTGCAAAACTTTCCGCAAGTATTTACAGAAAATAGAGAACATGATATCATGCACGGTTTAGTGAATGATGATTTCGGTGCATATGCTAGCACTATATCGAAATATCCTAAAGGGTATTTTGACATCATTGTATTAGATGGTATGGCTAGATCATTAAGCGGAGTATTTGCTGTAGAGTATGCTAACGAAGATACAGTCATCATTTTAGACAATAGTGATCGCTGGCATTATAATCATCTACAGCAACATCTGATTGATCATGGATATAAGCGTATCGATTTCTGGGGACCAGGATGGAATAACTATCATGCCTGGTGCACAAGCATCTTTTGTAAGAATCTAAATATAATGAATTACAAATTACAAAGACCATTTAAAGAGGGGCCAATAGTAACATGAGCGAAGACAACAAATCAAAAAATCAATTAGCAGAAATACTAGCCCGTAAAAAGGCTATACAGGCAAACAACAGGGGACAGTTCAACCCTAATAACGGCAAGAAGGGTAAAGTGAGCAAGGGCACAGGTGGTGCCACTGTAGTTCGCAGAAGTGGGCGTGGCGGTTAATATTACTGTCAACGGTTAGATGAGTTCATGCGTTATATAAGTGTAGGGTATATCTCTACACTTTTATAAAGGAAAAACCATGAAACTTATCGCATCACTTATTGCTGGTCTTTTTGCTGTAACTGCGTTCGCCGCAGAACCTGCTAAGAAAGAAGAAAAGAAGGCTGAAGCCAAACCAGCCGCAACTGCACCCGCAGCCAAGCCTGCTGAAAAGAAAGCAGAACCTGCTAAAAGCGAGGCAGCAAAGCCTGCTACTAAAGCCGAAGATAAAAAAGCCGAAACTTCTAAGAAGTAATCCAAATCGTATTGGTCGATATCTATCCGATGATCCCTACTGGTATGAGATAGATGATGAATCAATCATACCTACTAGATTAAATCAGAGTTATAGAGTTCGATTCGATAGTGATGAAGATGAGGAAGACCTTAGTGACTATGTTAAATTCAGGCTTTGGCTTGCTAGACAGTTAGCACTAAAGAAATTCCACGAAAAATGGGGCTAGTCCCCATTTTCCACGGGTATGTAAGTTGTTGTTTTTAAACAACATTTTTCCTGTAAAAATCCGTAAAAAAGGCTTGACATTTGGGCAGTCTGGGTTCATAATATACACATACTGAACGAACGGAGATTGATATGACTACAGCAGTTTACAATGGTTTGACCGAGCAAGAAAAGCGTCAGGTTCGCATGTTCGGATGCACTGAGGCTCAGATGCGTGAAGCGGTCGAGGAAAGTCTTACTTTTCGTTTCAGTGGTGCTGGCATGATGGCTATGAGCATCCTTAGCGATGCGCAGGAAATGATCAACACCGAGTATGGTGAAGTAAATTACATGCGAGCCGAGGATAGCCGTCAGGCGATCAATCGTGCTAAGTGGATCATCAGCACTTATCTTATGAAGTAAAAGGAGTACAGTTAATGCAGTTTAATTATAATCTTTCACTACAGCAGGTCGCCGAGCGTTTTAGCCAGGCTAGTTTTGTCCTAGCACATGAGGGTGAGGATATTGCTAAAGAAGACCTGTACTTTATCTGCAAGCAATTAGAAGAGGCTCAGGCTGCTCTATTGATGCATGCCAATAAACGGGAGACTGAATATGCGTAAGGGCGAGGCTGTCACAGTCCGTAGCGAAGCCGGCAAAGGTGTCAATTGCCCTATTGTCGATATCGATGGAGACCGTATTTGGGTCAGATTTCCGACTAATCAGGTACTGGAAATGGACTATAACGAGAAACGGAAACTCTATGTGGGACGCATGGCCAGATTGGAATTTACTGTGAATCCAAAGGAAGTGTAAGTTGTTGTTTTTAAACAACAAAATTCCTGGAAAATAATGGATAAAAAGGCTTGACTTTTGAGACATTTGGGCATATAATACATTTATGAAATCAAAAATCTTTATCATTCAAACTGACAATTACAAATATTTCAAAAGCAAATTGCCCACATGGCGAAATGGTTTTTGTGAAATTATGCGGAGCGTTACTGTAGAACCAGACCCGCATAATGTTTATGATTGTTGGGGTACTATCGAGGCATACGGCCAAAAACTTTTTGTTTATGCCCACGATTATGAAGGTGAAGAAAAATTGTGGCAAATTCACGGTGTTGCTAGAAAACAACAGTTTTGAAATTCGTGGCTAATAAGGCTTGACATTTAATCGGTTTGGGCATATAATATACATATAGACTGAGAAAACGGAGATAGAAATGAACACTGCCCAAACGATTCTTTCACAAATTAAGACTCTTGACCCTATGGCTCTCTTTGCTTGGGGTGCTAAGGATCTGATGAACATGGGCGACGGTCTCAAGTTCAAGACCTCGGGCATGACCCCTTATAAGGGCTTTGTCTATGTCAAATACAACCCGGTTCCTGATCTGTATGAAGTCCAATTCTTCCGCTTCCGTAAGTTGGAGATGAAGATGGATAAGGTCGTGGAAGATGTCTATGCCGAGGATCTTGTCTCGGTCATCGATAATTTTGTCGGCTAAGGCTTGACTTTGGGTAAACCCGGTAGTATAATATATCTATAGTTTGATTTAAGGAGACTCTCATGTTCGACACTAAGATGGAAACTGCTCTCGACAATCTCAAGACCGAGATTATCTCTAACTACAATAGTTGGCAGGTTGCTAGCGGTAAGCCCCGTACCGAAATTCAGGCTAAGATGCTTGATGAGTTTATCAACAGCATCCGCTTTGATGAAGGTAGCAAGTACATCAAGGTTGTGACCGGCTCTAGTGTCTGGGGTTTCATCGTCAAGGGCAAGGACGCTAAGTTTGCTCCCGGCGACATTCTCAAGGCTGCTGGTTGGGCCGCCCCTGCCCGTAACAAGGCTCGCGGTAATGTGTTGTCCGGCGACTTGAGCAAGGTTCGCTGGACTGGTCCTGAATATTTGATCTAAGGAGAGCAACATGGCTCGCACGCCTAAAGTTCGTAGGGAGTTTGATACTCTTTTGATGCTGAGTGCTGCCTGTGCCGCGCAACGAGTTAACAAGGCATACCTCAAATTTGCTGATGGTAGTCCTGATAGCGAGAGCCCCTATGTTCCTAGACATAGCAACCGCGAATTGGTCTATCAATTTTTAGATAACCTCGATACAATCACCGACGCTGACCGTGAGTTGGCTGAGAAGGTCAAGACTTATTGGAACGGCAAGACATTCAAGGTACTTACTGGTGAGTATATCAGTAACTTTGACCGTAGCGTGTTGGAACTGTTACAGAAGGAAAAATTGTATGACGGCTACGATCTAGCAGTTGTCGCAAGTTTGCCTAATAGTTATCTGTCTGGTGTTGCCCGTGATGAGCGTGAGCGCCGTGTCAAGTTTGCGGCAGGTGGATATCTAGGCAGTATCGGTGGCACGGTCGAGGCTACAATAGAGGTCACTAAGTCAGTTTACAGTAAGAAATGGTGCGTATACTTTCTTACCGGTATCACTACAGGTGATCAGGCTGTGTTTTTCAGTTACAAGCAGGATGTGAGTCCTGGCACTATATTGTCAATCAAGGGTAATGTTAAACGCCAGGATAACAACACTACCCAACTCAATAGGGTAAAAGTGTTATGAAATATTTTGTAGGATTCATTCTTGGTATCATTGTCGCTACAGTAGGCTTTAGCGGTATCGCTAAACTATTAGACAACGGCGTGAACAAGGTAAAAGAGGTTGCGACTGAAAAGGCGCAATGAAGAAGAAACGACTATTAACAGGAAGAGATATGGGACTTGATCAATACGCATATATCGCTAGCAAGGCTAATACTGAGTGGGACGATAGTAGCCGTCAGGATGTTTCTTATTGGCGTAAGCATCCTAACTTGCAAGGTTGGATGGAGAAACTTGCTGAAAGAAAAGGTCTACAGTACGATTCATTCAATGGTATTGAAGTCGAACTAACCTGGGAAGATATCGATAAACTTGAAAAAGATATCAAGTCAGGCACGGTCGCTGAACTAGGTACTAGGGGTTTCTTTTTCGGAGACTTTAGTGATGAACACTACCGTGAACAGGATCTAGAATTCTGCACTAATGCTAAGGCAGAATTGTTTTTGAAGCGTAAAGTATTTTACAATTCAAGTTGGTAATTTTTTAAAGGAGAAGATGATGAGTAAATTTTTCGAATGGTTTGGTCGCAATCGTAAGCCTATCGGTTACACGGTTGGTGCATTGAATGTGTTGTCAGGCGTGAATTTTCTATTGCAAGGTGATGCAGGATTGGCTGTATTGTGGTTCGTGATCGGCGGAACCATCTTGTTTGATACTTACGAATACAAGTAATCATGGGAAAACTATATCGTATAAAACCTGTAGATAAGAAATCTATCTATGCTGTCTATGATGTTTACAAGACTGACGAAGAAGGTAATGTTCGAGGTTTCGTAGTACGAGAACTATATCGTTGGGGTCAAGGTTTCCGTGAACTGGATGAACCAATACATCTAGAAGATAAATGCATCATTGTCAATAATCAATTGGGTTGGGGTTGTGAATTAGATGACACCATCAGTATTGATTTTGAGTTTGATGGAGACTTTACTGATGAGGAAAAAGAAGAGATTGAAAATCTCTGGTGCGAAGGTGATTCAGAAGATCCAGATGGCAGGATTGGTGCCGCATGGCTCTATGATTGGAGTGACTGGGAAGTTGAAGACGACTATGTAGAGATTTATGGTCCCTTCACAGTTGACATCGTAGACGGAGACGAGTATAATGTAGTCATTGAAGAAAACATTAAACTAGAACCCCGTCCGAAACTAGACCCAAATACTGCATGGCCTTTTAAGTAAAATGGTAGATTATAGTTTCATTGGTTGGTGCAAAGAAGGTAAGCACGACAAGGTTTGGATCGCAATACAGTTGCGAAAATACAACTTTGATACCAATGAATTGGGTAAAGTATTGACACTTTGGGGTAGACGCGGCGGTACCCTTCGTAGTAAAATAGTCGATGACGATGATGATCTATACAAGTTGATTAGGTCTAAACGCAACAAAGGCTATGAACAATTGAGTACAGAATATCTTGGCAAGGTGTACCCTGAATTCAAAGCCGATCTTGAGAAACAATATATCTGGAGCACATTAGCACTATGAGCGCAAGTTGGATCAGTAAACTAAACGAGAGTGACAGTCGCCTACACAAGGAAGATGTACTTCGCCAGGCTCTTGAGGCAAGTGTCCTCGGTAGCGTGAACGCTAAGAACTTTCTTAACTTCACACGGTACTGTTACAATCCCTATGTGACTTTCGGCGTCAAGCAAGTACCTAATCGTGAATTCGATGACGGCATGGAAGTCGAACATGAAAACCCCTGGTATGAGTTTGAAGAACTACTTTGCAAACTCGCCAACCGCGAATTGACTGGTAATGCCGCGCGTGATGCCCTAGTAATGATGTCAAATAGATTTGATACCGTTGAGTGGAATACATTCTGCGCACCTATTATCCGTCGCGACCTTCGTGCAGGTATCTCCGATAAGACTATCAACAAAATCTGTAAGAAGACTGAGTATGAGATTCCTATCTTTGGTTGTCAGTTGGCTACTAACAGTGAAGGTCGTCCTGAGATGAAGGGCTTGAAGCGACTTGAACCTAAACTAGACGGTGTGCGTGTATTGATGCGTGTAGTACACAATGATATGGGTGAATGTGTCACTACTTGCTATAGCCGTAACGGTAAAATCTTTGAGAACTTTACTCTTATCGAACAGCAAGTACAAGAAAACTTTTTCAAGTTTGTGCGCGCCGCAGGTGATCGCAGTTTGATGAATGGCTTCTGGCTTGACGGTGAAGTGATCGGTAACAGTTTCCAAGAGTTGATGCGACAAGCACGGCGCAAGGATAACGCTAAGGCTGATGATAGCGTGTTCAA